TTTGAACCTGATTTCTTTGGAGCAGCTTGCCGGTACCATTACCGCGTACACGTATCCTGACGAATTTGCGGTTTGTGATGGGACTGCTGAACTGTCCACTGGCGTTTATGCTCACCAACAGCGATATCAGGATTAAGATCTTCGCCTCGCTCTAACGCCCGGGTATTTCTTACTACATCTCCATAATATGGAAACTCAGTAATAAGATCTACCCAGACGCCAGAGCCAGCCGGGTCTTCTTGGGTTTCTCCATAACCAATTTTACCAAAAAATCGATTCATAGAAATCCCCTAGTTATATCAGGACTCGCGAGTGAAGCTCCACTGATCGTCTTCGTTGTTGTTAAACTCGTACGAGCTGCTGGTCGGGTACGCGTAGATGACGACGGTCGCGCCGGCAGCGATTGCTGACTGAGCTCCAGGGCTAAGAGTGTCGCCAGCGGCATTCTTATAGACCGTACCAGTTTGGGTCGGGATAGTAACGACACCGGTAGCGGCCACGAAGGTCGGCTTAGTCGGGGTCAATAGAGTAACGTTAGCAGCGACAGCCTTAACCACAAGGGCTGACTTCAGCTTAACGAGGGCGCCAGATGCACGAGTCTCGATCAAGTACTTGTGAGCGTTGTAATCGATATCGAAGTCATCAAACATATTGACCTCTCCACCCTTATCAGCACCAACGACATAGTCGATCGGGTTGACCAAGATAGCAACCGTGGTGGGGTCCTCTTCCATAGCCTCAACGGCCACGATAGCGGCAACACGAAGCTCTGAAGCAAGTTCCTCAAGGCCCTTGTAAATACGACGGCCAGTGGTATCCTTAAGCAACATGAACGTCGCAAGATAGCTCTCCGTGGTGAACATGGTCGGAAGACCCGAACCGCGAAGATGACGGCGGTTCATGATGATGGCGTCGATGATTTCGATAGCACTGGAGCTAGCATCGGCGACATTCACGTTCACGGTAGTGGCGTAAAGATCGTTGTCCTTAGCAATGGGGCGAAGGTTTTGTTCATTGATCTTATCTTCATGAGAAACGTCACGACCATCACTTATCAGGATAGCGCGAGCAAGCTCCTCGTCAAGCATGATACGCATCTCGTCCTTCAACCACATAACAACGTCGAAGTCAGTGATGTCAATCATATCATCACGGTCAAGCTTTTGCTTCTTATAGACCGTGGTAGGAGTGGTAACACGCTTTGCGACGGCGAAGAATTCTTCCTTCTTAAGCGTACCCTTCACATAACCCTTGGCGCGAGCATCTTCAAAAGTAAGGTCGGCCGAGAGAGTCTTAATCCGAGAGAACGGGCTCTTGCGAACACCTTCCAAAAGAATGTTGACCCATTCGGTACGACGCTTGCGGAACTCAGGAACACCAGAGATTGCCTTAGCGTCCGGGAAGAGGTTATCGATATCATCGATACCATGCGAAAGCGCATAGTCCATAACCGCTTCTTTCAAAGAACCACGGCGTGACGCATCGGCGACAATGCCAGACAGCTCGTCATGCGAAAGAAAAACACGATCTTTCGCTTCTTTCTTGGTTTCAAAAACATTCTGATGTGACATTGTATCGTTACCTTCCGTGCCGGTGTCGGCGTTGTGAGTTTCTTGTTCAGTTTCGTCGGCATCCAGATCCGAATGCTTCGCTTTGGCACTGCTGATTGCTTCTCCAACAACATAATAAAGAACATTTTGCTGCTCTTCGGTCATGGAGTTAATGATTTCTTCAATTGTTTTATCTTGAGAATTCGTATCTGAATGCTCAAAGTCTTCTTCTGACAAAAGATCTTCCTCTTCTAGTTCTTGGTTGATTGGTTCGTCTTGAGTTTGTTCATCATAAGCAGCTTCAATATCCGCTACGTCAATATCAAGCCCCTCATCACTATGCATCAATTCAAGACCGGTATATATAATGGCCTCGTCGTCATAGACGTCTCCTTCTCCATCTTCAGAATGAGCAATAGTAATGTTGTCAATCAATGCGCCTGGATTAGCCCCAGACAAAACGAGGCTAACTTCACGAATTGCTCCATGAAGAACTTTTCCAGATCGTTCGATAAGCTGATTTGCCCAAATGGACAAAGCAGTGATATCCTCATGATCAACAAGCGTTTTTGAATGTGCCGCTTTTGGCGTATCGTTGAAAAATGCTTGGCAATAAACCCCTTCCGGACGGTTTTCCAAAATTACGTGACCCAAAACATTCTCAGGGTCCTTATGCCCATGCTGCCAAACTAAAGGCACCCTGGTTTTGTCTTGATGAGCAAATGCGTTTGGCATGATAGTCCGCCCATCGGAACATTTCAGACCATTCTTAGTCGCCCACCCCATAAAATCTGGTTTCATTTGTTTAATCCTTTCGAACGTTGTTGAACGCTGCCTTTTATCGTGTTGTATTGAGAGTCAAGTTCTGCTTGATACTTTGCTTTAAGCGCTTCTCTTGCTTGTTTATACTTTTCTCTAGACGAAACGACGCTTGCTTTAACATCTTTTACTATCTTAACACGATCGGCTTTGATAGATGTTGATATCTGTTTTTTATTTTCATTAGCGTCTTTTCCTACTGCTTTTATTTGACCCTCTCCTTCACCAATTAAAGCAGAGATTTGTTCGTTTCGTTTTGCGTTAAGAGCAGCGGTCTCCTGTTTACTTAGGCCTTCTGGAACTTGAGGTATTGCAGCTATCTTTGCTTCGATCTCGCGCTTTATTCGTTCTTGTTTCGCTTTAGCTGTATTTTGCGTCTGCATCGTTAGAAGCTTAACTCTGTTTGTAAGCGCTTCTCGTCGTTTTTTGGCCGACAAAGAGAGAGCTTCCATTGCTTTTTTTTGGTTAAGCGCAGCGTTTTTGACGTCTAGTTTATGCTTTTCGTCAATCTGGTTTTTTGTATATAACCAGCCTTCTTTTTTACTTTTACCTCTAAGTTGCGAAACACTACGACGACCTTTTAGTTCACGAGTACGTAGATAATATTCGTGTGCTTTAACCGGATCATATGGAAGCTCGTGAGATAGGTATTTCTCAATAAATTTTTCAGGGTCCAATTTACAACCCCGTTTCAATTTGGTCAAGATCCGATTCAAGTCCAGAGAAGACATCATTCATAAGCCGGTCCATGTCTTCAAATGATGGGCCAGCTGGTGCTTGCTCTTGCATTGGCATATTGCTATTTATTAACTGATCAGCCTTAGGATCGTCAGAAGGCGGAATACCCATATAACTTCTCATCTCATTTGAGGAGAGAATTTCGTTACGAGTAAATTTATCAGCAATCTCAGCAATTTGCCCAATCGGAACAAGTTTGAATGGATTTCGAAAGTACTTAATGGTTTCTTTCTTTTCCATTCCTTCGACACCAAGAAAGGATCGACGCATAGACTCAACCGTTGCGTCTAATAGTGGCTCTATCGTTCGGTTGAAGTAATTGATCATGGTTGCTTCATCAGCAGTACCATTCATAACCGCGGCGGTTAGACCAAGTTGATCATACAACAAATTAGTTAAATACTCAACCTGTTTAAGAAGATTATTTTCCGAGGGACGATTAAGTTGTATAATCTTTTCGGTACCATCTGTATACGCAATTCCGTATTGACTACCCTTAAGTTGGAATTCAATATCGGCACGGCGACGATCTGCTTCGGCACGTCTTGCTTCTGATTTGATAGTATATGGGACTTGCACAATCAAATCTAACTTGCCGGAACTTGAGATTTCATCAACAGCATCTAAAAGATGTAACTTCCGTCGAAGTCGTTGCAACGTTGAGTTAGTCTCATTCATTACTTCATACAAAGGATTTTCAATAATCGCTGAGTAACGTTTCTCAACAACTATGTCTTCCCGCAAGCCTTTATTTTCATTATAAAGACGAACCTTTATATGTTTTGGATACCACTCAACAACAGTACCAACCCGAAGGTTCAAAATCTCAACCATACGACCTGAGTCGGGATCAATTTTTATATCAACGGGAACAATAGCAGCTACGCCCGAATCAAACAAGGTCATTGCTATATCTTTTCGGAACGCCCGAGGTGCTTGATCGATATTTGCTTCTAAAACAAAACATGTATTTAAAGAACTATTAACTGTCTTTAAATAGCGATCTTGTTCATCTAGCTGAATATGACGAATGTCAGGGCCTGAAAAGTCAAGAGCAATGCGCGTGTATATAGACGAAATAATAGTTTTTTCGTTTGTATAACGACTTTGAATAGCATGGGGGCGAGCCGTAGAGCTTGATCCTACTGTGTGCAGCATTGGAGCCGATTGCGTTGCCGTTTCTTCGTGCAACCTGAATGCATTCCACATGTTTGAAATTCTATTTTTGATTGGCAATGCGGTTCACCTCCTTCTAGTTTATGGTGTAGTTAGCAGCTTTTTAAGCATAGCTACTTTTACAGGAGTGCTTGAGAATCGATGCGCCTCTGGTCTATTTCTAGACGCATAATTATTCAGAGGATTTCCAGGAAGACGCTGACTTAAACCGGGTCCCGTTCCTTTAATCTGTTGATATGCCATTAACCCAACAGGCCCCCCAATAAGTTTAACCACTGTTTCTTTTCCAGTTTTTGCCTGAGTAGCATAATTAGCTAATTTATAGATGTTATCTCGACGATCAACAAAAAGGGCTTGCGCAGCAGCTTTACCCAAGGTTTTGCGCTCTATAGCACGTTGTCCTTTGTCCGTATAGAGATCCTTTTTTGCTTTTCCTGAATTTACATATTCACGAGCCACATCTATAACTTTATCTCGTTGCGCGTTTACGTCTTTAGCAAACTGGCGTCGCGTACCCCATTTCATACCTTTTACACCAGCATGCTCAAGATACGTGTCTATCTCAGAATGACTAAGTCCGTTCTCCTCAAGCGTCATGCCTATTTCATATATCTCGTCATCAGTTAACACGTAACACCTTTCAGTTATAAAAACTAGACGTACTCGCCAAGCTGATGGAGATCGGTGCCATCGAAGTAGAACAAGGCAACGCCGGTGGCAGCAATAGCAAGCTTAGCTCCAGTAGAAGCAGTACCACCAAGTTTGCAGGCGCGAGCCGTTCCGCCATTAAACGCAACAGTAGCGCTGTTAGCCGAGTTACCGCTGGTGAACTTAATCGGGACAATGGTGCCCGCAGTAGGCTCATCGCTGGTCGTGGTCTTAGCCGCCGTACCAATAGCGGTAGCGGTAGTAACAAGGTCCGCAACATCCTTAAACCCGGTATATGGTTCTCCACTATCGTCAAATAGCGCAAGGCGCTCGGTAGCGGAGGAGGCGTCCAAAGAATCCTTAGAAGTAATGATGGCTTGTTTAATTGCTTGAGTCATGATTGACCTTTCTTAAATAAGACGTTATTCGAACGCCTCTTTGTTTATTTTGTAAGCGACCCACGCATCTAGCAGAGCAGATACGTTGTCTATTTTCTCATCGGTTCGTTTCTTAAGAAGTTTTCTATTACCGTTTGTGTCTTCTAAAGTAACAGCATTACCCATTGCAAACGACATTAACTCTTGGTCAAATATCAATTGACGTTCAGAGCTAAGGTGTTTTAATTCACCAAGAGGGACCGATTCTGTTCGAGCCCCTTGACTAACCTTCTCAATACCAAACGGTCCATTTTCCAACTCCCAACGCGCAATAAATTCTTTTGCGTTGTATGGGTCATAGCCCAAACAGCGAACGTCGTATTCTGAAGTTCTTATAAATAGATCAAGATCTTCATAAACCTCGACCATATCTAAAACAGATCCTTCTAAAACCTGTAGACTGCCTTCCGCGATAAACTCATCATACTTCATTCGCATAGCTGCGGGAAGGCGCATAAGCGTTAATGTTGTTATGTAGCTTCTGGTTTTTACGCCGAAATTGCCATTTGGTAATGGAAATAAAAACGTAAACGCGGTAAAGTCATCGCCTTGCGATAAGTCAGCGCCCACAGAGCACGGTAATCTCCAGAAAGAACATTCTTTGTGCGGAAGAGTTTCTTCATAAGTGAAGAAATATGTAAACCCTTCCATTGGGATACCAAAGCGTTTTGCGAGTATGTCATTACGAGCGGCAGGGTTTTTCTCTGCTCGCTCAACGTCAAGTTGATAAACGTCATATGTTACAGTCAGGCCAATATTTGGATTGGCTTTAACCCACATTTCTGGGTCATTAACCTCTTCGATTTCGTCAAGCTTGTAATGCCAAATGGAGATATGTGGTGCTTGATACTCACCGCGAAGAATTTTGGTAAGTTCTAATTTGGTGGTATCACCTGC